AATCATCAAACATGATGACGTCGCGGATTTCGCTGCCACCCTGCACGGTTTGCTCGGTCGTCTTGCCCTTGAGCAAGCGGCTGAACGCGTAAGTATTTTTGACGGCTTCATTGATCACGGCGTCGGCGCTCGTCAAATACGACGGGCCAGTCGTGGTCATAAAGTCATTGAAAGTTTGGATTGAAGGCATGAGCCATTCCTTGGTTGGTTAGTTAGCGTGAAACAATGCGGAGAGCGTCCGCCCGACTTCCACCAGACAACAAAATATCAAGCACTGCATCGTCCCTGTCAATCTGCCGAACGGGTCGTGGGGGATTATTCCCTACAGTTGGCCGTGCAACATTTCGCAGATCTGATTTCTTTGGCTCGCCTAATCGCTGGCGGAAAGCCTCTCGGTAGATCTCCTCGACGGAGTTGAACCCTTGTGGCTGTTCTCGCCCGATACGCGCGGCAAGTTCAGTCATCTCGTCAAACGGCGGAGCATGTTTGCCAAACTCATGGGAAATCCGCGTGTACGCCATCTCGGATTCATGCTTCACCGTCATCACGCGAGCGCTTTCGGCAAACTCGGCGCGAAGTTGTGAAGCAAGAGTACGAATTGGTTTGGCTGCGTCGTCTCCAAATATTTCGCCAAACGATGACAACGGATCGGCATCAGCCTCTTCGTCGCCAGTTGAGATCGAACTTCTTGGAGTTTCCGCAGCCTTTGACGCGTCTTTCTTTGAGTCGGACACCTTGGCGCCGAACGCATCCACATCGGCCTGACGCTTGGCGGCTTTAAGGCCCCAATCCTTCACTTTGGAAGGGTCGGACTTCAAGCCGTCAATGACAGACGCTGGAACACCGTCTCGCTGCAAGGCCTTCAAAGCCCGATCAAAATCGGGATCTGGAGCAGACGATTCGATGATTGGAACAGCCCGTGTGGATTCGGGTTCTTCGGCTGCAAAAAGGCGATCAAGTACCTCGTCCTCGTTGGCATAGGGGTTCTCCGTCTGGTTGACGAAGTCCTTGGTAACGAGTTGGGGAATCGCTGATTCTTGCGCTGCTGGTTGTACTTCGGGTTCTGACATGTCAGTCCTTTTCAAATCCATGCTGAGACATGATGTTCCGTTCATGCCGCTTCGATTCGACAAGAGGCTTGCCGCCAACAGACTTACACCCTACAAGGTTCCGCGGCAAAGCGGTACTTACATAGGGATATTGCGACCTGTTGGCGCCCGAATCGAGTTGCACGGAGGTGCTAGCGATCCGAGTTAGTTTCTTGCCTTCGTGTGTTATAGTCGTCCCAATCGCTGGAGCGCAAGCCATCGTCATGGTGATTTCAACGATATTTCCAGATTTGTCTGTGAACTCGTAGATCATCCGCGGCTCGCTGCTCCTGCAATTCCGCCGAGACTGCTCGCAGGAATTGCTGATGGTTCACCCATTTCGTTCATTCGTTGGCCACCAGATGAAGGCACGCCGCCTTGCGGCTGCGCGGCGGCTTGCGATTGCTGTTGCATCTGACGCATTGCGTTCTGGTCAATCATTTCTGAAAGATGGGGAACGTTCAGAGCGTCACCCACAATCGACATGATCTCGTTCCACTTGATGAACGGCATGGTCATCATGCCGTTTGCAATGTTCGTGGTGATTTGCAGCAGTTCCATCGCTCGCTTCTGCACCAGCGCTTCAGACACGCGCTCCATGCTGTAGGCATCCACCGACACTTCAAGATCCTCCCAGCCCGACGCGCGAACGCCGCCCGTAAACACGGGGTTGGCCTCGAGCAACTGCGCAATGCCTTCGCGACCGAGCGGCAGACTGATTCGGTCGTCATGCCACATGTACCAACAGACGGAACGAGCAAGGTCGTCAACGCCCTCTTGGAACTGGCGCTTCAAGTGAGCCATGCGCATAGTCGCGCTGCTCTCCGCCACCGCAACCTCTGTTGCCGTTGCGGTGCCCGTCACGTTGCCTCGCATTGCGTCGTGGATTCCAGACACGCGGTCGAGTCGATCTTGAGCAATCTGCGCGTACTGGACCTGTTGCTGGGTGATGCCGCCGACTTCGAGGTTGAGCACCTTGTCCTTGTCAAGGCTCTCGCTCAGCACGATGTAGTCGTGTGGCTTATCCTTGATGTCCTGAGCCAGTTTGTGATTCCGCGAATCCACCATGATCAATCGCTTGTACGCCGCGGCGCTCGAGCGCACGCTGGCTAGATGCGAATTGAGGTCCCACACTTGGCTCTGAATGGCCATCAGGGGGCTGAGCGGATACGGGTCCTCTGGGACGGTGTAGACGCCAAACATCGTGTACGGGCCGTTGCGTGGCCCAAAGTAAGGGATAGGCTTGCGGATGTAGCCGTCGTACTTGGTGTTCTTGGATCGACCCTTGACAATCGTGTAGATGGTTCCGTTGACCATGCCGCCGCCAAACGCCTCGTCAATATCCTCCGCCAACTCGTCGGACACCTCGGGCACCCAGATTTCGTAGACGCCCATTTCCTGACGGTCCTCAATCTGCTTGCCTGTGTCATTGCGAATGTCGTTCATGTCGATGTTCGACGGCAAATCGTTGATGGCTTCAAAGTCCCACGTTGGGTCGTTCTCTGCCTTGGCAAGCAAGTCATCTTTGTCAATGGCGTAGCAGTGCCCAAGGTATCGAGCGTCCTCAATGTGACTCGCGGCGGGGTCAATGAAGAACCGCTCAGGAGAGATGCGGTAGACCCGCGGAAGGTACGGCGCCTCGCCGTCAATCTGCCGAGCCTCTGGACGAGGCTCACTCACAGTCAGAGCAACCCCGTACGCAAAGAGCGCATCTGTTGCAATGCGCTCAAGAGTCCGACGCAACTTTGTGATGCGTGACCAGCGGTTGAGAGCAATGGTCATCTTCTTTCCAAGCACAAGGTCCATCATTGCGTCGGCGCATTTCACTCGGAACTTCGGAGTGTCGTGGATGATGCGAGGCAAGACCAACGACACAAACTCATGCGCAAAGTTTTCTGGCGCGTCACTGTTCGGATCTGCTCGGTCATCACGAAAGGCTGACCCGTGGTAGCCCTCGATCATCATTCGGACAGATGAGATGTGTGCGTCACGAAAGCGCTCGGCGCTTTCTACTTCTCGCCGCATTTTGTCGAAAGTCGTGTCAAGCATAGTGTGTCCTCACCACGGATTTGTTGCCGAGCCGCCTTGTTTAGGAGGAGAAGTAGTACCGATGTTTGGCGTTGAGTTTGTTGACGTTCGCGTCCGCTTATACATTGTGGTTGGCGCCATGCCGCCTTTGTTTGCGCCGCCCTTGCCGCCGTTTTGAGCGCCACCCTTAGCGCCACCCTTGCCGTAACGCGAACTTGCTTTTGATTTCATGGCCTGTATTCCTTCTTTGGAGTTTCTGTGCGGGTTTCGCTCGCGCGAGCGTTGACCTTGCGGATGAATGCGATCAAGCGCACGGCGTCTTCGCCCTGCACTTTCTCAATGTTTCGGTCATCGACATACTTCACGTTCACTGTGTCACCGAAACCTGAGATGCGTTCAATTCGGTGAACTGGGACAAAGACTTGCTCTGAAATGGGAATAAACATGGTAGTTTCTCTAGGTCACGGATTTCACGCGAAGCGTTTCGCGCAGTGAAAGCACTTCAGCCTGCCAACTCATTGACTGCAAGAAAAAACGCTGATGTTCTTCCTTGATCGTCCGAATTTCAACACGTGCCTGTTCAAATGATTGCGAAAGAGACGCCGTCATGGCTTGCATGTGGTCAATGATACCAGCGGCTTCACTTACCAGCGCAAAGTCGGCGGCTGACAAGAATCCTTGCGGCATATTGCGCAGGGCCGTTTGAATGTCAACGCTTGGGTCGGGCATCTAACTCCTCCAATCCAACTAGAGAGTCTTTGATGTAGTAAGGCCTACCAAGAAAGATCTTGTACGTGCGCAGATTGTGCAGAATTGTGCGCAATCTCTCTCGAGCAACCGCATGTTTGCCGTCACGGAACATCACAGCCGCATGTCGCGTTCCAAGCGTCGGATGCCAGCCCGTTCCGCGGATAATGCCTGTTTGATTCTTGGTCATGTCATGCATCCTTGCACAAATTAAGTTTCTCGTTCTCTTCTTTCAAGCGAGCGCATTCCAATAGCAGCATCTTGATTGCTCGAGCAGCGCAAGCGCACAACTCGTCATCACGAACCAGAAGCAGGCTTAACGTCTCGTCAACATCCTTGCGGACAGCCTCTTTCCAAACGCACACAAGGACCTTTCCCATTCTTTCAGCGTTATCGCTTTGCACGATTCGTGCTCCGACTTACAACGCGAAGATTCTTCTTGCTGTTGTCGCGAGGGTTGCCGTTACGGTGGTCAATGTCCTTGCCGTCACCCCTGCTCACGCGACCAGTGCGCTCCGCCTCACGACGGTTCGCGTTGCGAGAAGCGCGATCCTTCTTCGACGACGTCGATGACTGAAATTTCGCGTAT